AATGCGGGATTTGAAAAATGATCCCGTGATGTACCAGGCCAATCGCGATGCGCGCGCGCGTGAAGCCGCCCCGACCAGCAACAACCCGATCTTCACGGGCGGTGGGCTGATCTACGACGGCGTCAAATATCTGGAGATGCCGGAAATCACCCAGCGCCTGCTGCTGGTCGGCGCCGGTTCGTCAACCGATGTCGAGCCGTTCTTCATGATGGGCCAGGGTGCCATGGCCTATGCGATCGGCCAGATGCCACGCCCCACTCAGCTTGAGGATGCCGATTATGACTTCATTTCCGGAATGGGGGTGGAAGCACAATTTGGGGTTGCCAAGATTGCGAAAGCCCCGATCAGTGTGGCCGGTGCTACGACTGGTAGTCTCGTAGATTGGGGAATGTGTACCGGTTTTGTCGCAGCGCCAGCGTCATCCTAATTGCTGACCGGGGGCCTCACGGCCCCCGGTTTTTTTTGTTGAAACTGCATAAGGCCATATCAGGAGAAAATCGTATGGCAGTTACAACTCGTAAGGACTGGACCCAGCCGCAGGCTGGTGGTCAGGGTTTCGCTCGCACCAACAAGACATTCGGTCGCGTCGTGACGGTCACGGCGGCCGACAACACGACCAACGTCGTTCTCGGTGCTTTCACCGTGCCGGCCGGTTTTGTCGTGCTCAGTGTGCTGGCGGTGTCAACCGTGCTTGGCGCCAGCATGACGTACAATGTTGGCGATGCAGCCTCGGGCGCGCGCATTCTCAGTGCTGCCGCCGGATCCGCAGTGACGCCGGTCACGGCGCTTGTCTCGACTACTCTGCTGTACAAGTACACGGCAGAAACCGAGATACAAATCACGATAAATCTGCAGGGTACAGGACAGCCTGCCGGGACCATCGCTCTCTACCTCACCGGCTTCATCGACAACTAGTTCGGCTCGCTGGTCCCTCAACTCAGCGACCGGACAGCCGCCGGTTTTGTCCCGCAATATCGACGCACGGGCAGCCGGCGGCTTGTTTATCAAACAGGAGAACCCATGGCTAAAATCTCAGTGACCTATCATGCACCGAAAGGTGACGCCAAAGTCTGCGAAATGTACGGCCACACCTTCCATGACGGCAAGGCCGAGCATCTCGATGATGATACCCCGGCCCAAAAGTCGGTTGTTGCTAAGCTCAGGGGCAACAAAGTCTTTGAGGTGTTGGGGGAAGGCGGCACCGCATACGTCAAGCCGACCGCTGCCGAGCTCGCCGAAGCAAAGGCCGAAGCCAAAGCCGAGGCCAAGGAAGATAAGGAATGAAAGGGTTGGCACCTATACCTGGTGGGTAGGTGTGAACCGGCGGCTCGCTTGTGCGTTTTCGCCCGCAAGCGGGCCGTTCGTTTTTAATGGAGGTTGTGATGCCGGTGAAAGTGTCGGTGACATATCGCGCGCCGAAAGACGACAGCAAGGTCTGTGAGATATATGGCCACACGTTCTTTGACGGTCACGCCGTCGAGATCGAAGACACACCAGAGAACGAGTTCGCCATCGGCAAGCTGTCGCGCAACAAGGTTTTCGAGGTGGTGAAATCGGCGGCGGTCAAGGTCAAACATAGGCTGCAAGACAGAGTGCAAGCCCGGTTGCAGGCCGATCCCGAGCCCGAGCCAGAGCTTGAGCCAGAACCCGAACCAGAGCCAGAGCCAGAGCCTGAGCCTGAGCCTGAGCCGAAGCGCAAGACAGCACCGGCCTCACACAAGCCAGCCAGGCGCGCTCATAAATGAAAACCCGCGCCGAGATCATCTTCAAGGTGTTGGCGATCTTGACCGGCGGCGATGTCGGCACCAATCCGTCGAACGAGGATGCTGCGGCGATCGACGGCTACATCGACGCCATGGTGGCTGAGTTGATGGCGGACGAGATCTACATCTCGGACCCCGACAGCATGAGCGAAGATATCTTCATCAATTTCTGCAAGCTGGTTGCCGACAGCGCGGCCGAGGAGTTCGGCGCCAGGTCGGATCCCAAGGCCTCGCAGTACTGGCGCAACCGGATTCGCGCCATCACGCGGCCGCGACCGGGCTACGGGCCGCAGGAAATCGAATCCTTCTGATGACGTGGCGAGATTTCGACAAGGATTTTCTGATCAAGGCACTGGTCGTGCTGATCCTGCTGATCCTGTTTTTGCTGATCCCGTACTATGTGCTGGGCAGAGGAGTGTAGGTCATGTCGATAGGTCTGCTGTTCTGGGTGCTGATGGTGTTGTGGTTTTTCAGTTGGCTCGGTACCACTTATTCACCGGGGCAATTCCCGTGGGCCATCCACGCATCGAACCTGTTGTTCTTTGTGCTGCTGTTCTTGCTCGGATGGCATGCGTTTGGATTTGTGATCCACGCTTAGTCGATCATGCCCGAGCTCTGGGACCAACTAACTCAGCAACCGGTTGCCGAGCCGCCGTCGCTGTGGCCAGGCGGCGATCGGGCGCCGCTGCGGATCACGGTCGGCGGGCCGACCATGAAGGACGGCGCGCAGGTGTCATCCGGATCCAGTCTCGATCCGTTCAACCCGCCGCAAGTGCAGTATGTCGGCAAGCCGCTGGCGCGCACTCTGGAGAGCATGATCAGTGAGATTGGCCGCAAGGGTCAGGGCTTGTTTGGTCACCTGATGAATGCCGAGGCTGAGCGCACCGGACAGGTGCCGTCAGTATCGACGGACTACGATCCGAAGCAGGAAGCAATCAGTAATTTGACGCCATTGCTGGCGAACCTGTGGGGTGTCGGAGCCGCGTCGATACCGCGTGGTGCTGTCGGCGCTGTCGGCAGCAAAATGGTTCAGCCAAGCCCTGAAACGGCGGCGGCTGTTGAAGAATTGCTCGGGCGGTTTCCCACCACTACACCGGGACGCATTATCAATAGAACCAAGGCTGGCGGGTATTCGGTTAATTTGCCAACCGGTGATGTGCCGACATCAGGCTTGATGATGGGTAAGTATGCCAACGAGGATCCGCGCAACATTGTCACTAATTTCCCGCCCACGCGCGCCGAGGTGCAATCTCACGCCGATACCAACGCTGCGCAGTTTCGCAATCCCGATACTTATTACGGCACTTGGCACAACGCTGGTGAAGGCGGTGATAACAAAGTCTATTTCGATGTCTCGAAGCGATATGAGCCGGATGAAATCCGCGCGGCGACAAAGTACGGCGAGCGTACTGGTCAGAAGGCCGGCTATGATGTCGGCAAAGGGCAGAGTTTCCCGGTTGGTAATTGGGAGGAGTTTATCAATTCACCGGAATTTGCTGATCGCATGCGGCAGATGAACCTTGAAGGGCGTCGGTATCTCGATCAATTCCCGGCCAAGGAATGGTGGGACGCTCATGGTTCTGCATTTGAGCGCGTCTATGGCGACAAGAACCTTCCGCAAATGTCGGGTTTCACTGCCACAGCGGCACCGAACACCGCACCGTATAAAAACTTGCAGGACATGTCGGAGTATATGCGCCGGCACCTGAGTGGCGAGCCGATTATTCAGCCAGACTGGCGAGTGCCGGCCGGCACCATGTCACGCAATGAGGGTTCAAAGATCGGCATGGAGGTTGGGCGCACCAACAATCTTCTCAAATCTGCGGCTGGTGATTACGAGGCATTACGACTGAACAAGGTGCAGAACGAAGCGCGTGCCTTGATGGGCGATCCTGATGCGGTGGTGCTCGATCGGCATTGGGCGCGTCTGGCGGAAGATCCGGCGCGCGGCATCTTTACCAATTCACAGGAAGGCGTGATATCCTCGACCAAGGGCGATTACGACAAGCTGCATAATGTTGTGCGCCCTGTCGCGCGCGAGGCCGGGCTTACGCCGCGTGATTTCAGCGCCAATGTCTGGACTGGAGTGCGCGAGCATTTGAAGAACAACAGTGAGTTGTTTGGTACGCCATTCCCGCGATCGACTTCGATTATTGGCGAGAGTAAATCGTATGCCGATATCTTTGAGGATGTGATCCGCGACAAGGCGGCACACATGGGGATCAGCACTGGCGAGTTGGAAAAACGGTTGCGGGCCGGCGACGCTCAGTTGTTATCGGGCATCATTGCCACGCCGGTTGGCGCAGCTATTTATGCTCACATGCAGAAGGCTCAGCAGCCTGACGGCGGGCTCTAATCTCAGCCAGCTTGAACCGTCGATAACCACGCAGGGCTTCGTATTCCGCGCGCACAAAAGGGCCGAGGCCCAGGAAGCGCGATATGTGCTCCATGTGCTCGTCACTCAGGTTTAACTCATAGAAATTCGAGCTGGTTTCCATCCAGCAGACGCTCCTTAAGGACATCTCCTAGCACATCGTCATGCCCCCGATCAACATCCCGTTTCCGCTCTCCACCGCACCGGCCTCCTACGACCAGGAGGCATCTGGCCGCCTGGTCAATTGTTTCGCCGAGCCGCTCGGCAAGACGGTCGGCGCCACCAAGGGCTGGCCGACACCTCCCGTGGTATGGCGCAAGTCGCCGGGGATGAAGCAATTCGCCGCCTCGAGCAATCCGGGCTTTCGCGGCGGCATTCTGGTCGGCGGCACCCAGCTTTACACGGCCTGGAACGAGAAGGCGGCGATCTTCGATGCCGGCGGCGGCGAGACGGTGCTGAGCGGCGCGCTGTCGGGCACTGAAAAGGTGTTCTTCGCGCGCAACAACAAGACGCCGACGCCGGATGTGGTTTGCGTGGCGCCATCGAGCGGTGCGTTTGTGGTGACCGGATCGGCCGTCAATTCGTATCCCGATATCAATGTCGGCGTGCCGAACAGTGTCGGCTTTCTCGATGGGTTTTTTATTTTCACCTACGGCAGCGGCAAGCTACAGGCCTCGGGGCTCAATGCCACCACCATCAACACATTGGATTTCACCACCGAGCAAGCTAAGACCGGCGGCCTCTTACGCGGTCTGCCGTACAACGGTCAGTATTACGTCTGGGGGCCAAACCACGGCGCGGTCTACTCTGACACCGGACAGCCGACCGGTTTTCCGTTCACGCGCTCTTATGTGATCCAGCGCGGCTTGCTCGGCCGCTACGCGGTGGCCGGGCACGAGGACGGATTTGGTTCGGCGCTGATCTGGGTGGCCGACGACAAAAGCGTGGTGCAGGCCAACGGCACGCCGAATCCGCTCAAGATTTCGACACCGGAGCTCGACCGCGAGATTGAAAATATTGCCGACAAGAACACGCTGGAGGCGAGTGTCTATATCGCCCAGGGCCATCCCAAATGGGTATTGTCGGCGCCGACCTTCACCTGGGAGTTCGACATCGGTTCGCAGAAGTGGAACGAGCGCCAGAGCTATCTGATCCCGCGATGGCGGGGCATTTCCGGCATCTCGGCATTCGGGCAGTGGATCACCGGCGACATCAAGGGCAATCGCCTGCTGGCGATTGACGAGGACCGGTTCAACGAGGTCAACGATCCGCTGATCATGCTGATGGAGAGCGCGCCGGTGCTGAAATTTCCGAATCGCACCCGGGTGGCTCGAGCCGACTTCAATTTTGTCACGGGTGTCGGCGATGCAACTGGTCCCGATCCATCGGCGACCGAGCCGACGGTCGGCATTTCGTGGAGCAACGACGGCGGCTTTGTCTACGGCAACGAATTGATCCGCCGGCTCGGCCGGCAATCGGAGGCCGCGCGCGTCCTTGTCCTGAAAAGCGGCCAGACCAGCAACAACGGCCGGCGCTGGCGGATGCGCGTGTCGGGCGAGGTTCACGTTGCCTTCCTCGGCGCCACGCAAGACACCGCATTGAACAACCACTGATGGCTACGCCACTCCCCCCACTTGATGTCCCTGTGGTTGATCTACAGAGCGGACTGATGACGCAGGCTTGGTACACATTCATGCAGGCGCATCAGAAGCTTTCGCAGTTGCCCGACGTGTCGACTGTTGCTCCAACAAACGGCCAAGTCCTTATTTTTAATTCCACCAGCAAGTTGTGGGTCCCCGGCGCAAACTAATAGGAGGCTCCCATCGGTTTATTCGATTTATTTTCTAACGATTCCGCCAATAAGGCGGCCGCGTTAGCCAACCAGGGCCTGCAGCAGGGCTACGGCCAGCTATCCGATCTGTACGGGCAGGGCCGCAACGCGATCACGTCGGGATACGACACCGGCCGCGGTGACGTGACATCCAACTATGGCGCAGGCCGCGACGCTCTGACGACCGGCTACAACAACGCCGACAATATTTGGTCAAACGTGATGACCAACTACGACAATTTGTACAAAGGCGGTGCGAGTGCCTATGGCGATGTGTCTGGGGCAAACGGCGTCGAGGGGTTGCAGCGCGGCACTGACCTGTTCAAAAATTCCGGGCAATACGGTGTCTATGGATTTGCCAACGATCAGGCGCAGCAGGCGCTACAGCGCGCGCACGCGGCGGCCGGCAACGCGCTGTCGGGCAATGCCGACACCGACGCCATGAAATACGCCGCCGGCCTCGCCGGTCAGAACTGGGGCACATTCCAGCAGGGCCTGCTGCCGTATCTCAACAATTACGGCAGTGCGATCGGTACTGTCGGTGCCGGGCGAGCGAATAACGCTGCCGCCCTGGCCAGTGGCCTAAACGCTTCGTTTACTGGCCAAGGCAATGCGCTGGGAGCATTAGACACCGGCCAGGCCGGTGCGCTCAATGCGTCCGACATGGCGCAAGGCAGCGCCGCCAATCAGACGCAGACCGGCATCGGCCAGAACCTCGCGGGTGCTGAACTGAACAACTACAAGGTCGGGGCCAATCAACTCAACGCACTGCTCGGTGTTGGCCAGCTGGCGTTGGGCATGCCGCCGACCAGTTTCGGTGCCATTGGCGGCGGGAGTAGCGGCGGCGGCAGTAGTACACCAATAGGTCAGACCGCGGGACAGCCGTTCAATTGGGGCAATACGCCGATCGCAAGCCTGTTCTCGGGATTTGGCAAGTAGGCATAGCTCATGGCCGACAACAACCTTGCGGCGTTGCTCGCCAACGCGGCGCAGACCAATGCCAATTTCGATTTTGGCTCGCTCAACAAGTCGTACTGGGAAGGGTTGGATCAGGCCTACAAGCAGAAGGAGCGTGACCTGTTCAAGGGCGGCGTGCCCATGAAGGGCAACGAAGTTGATTGGGACAAGGTGTCATCGGCGGCATTGCAGACCGGCGGCATTCCTGCGCTCGGCACATTGACCACGCTGCAGAAGGTCATGACCGACATGGGTATTAGGTCGGGCCTGCAGGGCATGGCCGGCAATGCTTTTCCTGCGCCTGGCCAGGAAGGCGCTCAGCCGCGTTCTGTTTCATCATCATTATCGAGTTCAGGCGCGCAGCCGACAGAACCGAAGGCGGTCGCTGCCAACGACCCCACCATGACGATATCGCCGCGTCAGGTCGCGGCGGCAAATGCACCGCAGCCGCCTCCACAGCAGGCGCAGTTACCGGCCCCGCCGTCGGTTCCGCCTTATGTGCCACGGCCGGTGCAGACCGTGCCGATCGCGCCGCAGCAAGCGCAGGGGCCGCCACAAATCCCAATGCCGCCACCGCGCCCGCCGATGTCGCAGGCGCCGGTCCAGCAGGCGCAGCCACAAGTCAATCCGATTGCCAACCCGCAGCCACCGGTTCCGCAACCGCCTATCCCGCAGCCGCAAGTCGGCGCGTTGTCGCCTGAGATCGAGGCCGGATTGCGTGCCTCGGGTCTGGTGCCGGCAGGCCGCAGTGTGGCCGACCATGTCGCGCTGCTCAGCCGCTATGGCCAATTGGCCCAGTCGACCGGCGTGCGCGATGCCGGCAAGACCTATCTCGATCGGCTCGACCAGATCGCCAAGTTCATTGCTGGCCGGCAGGGCGCCACGCCGATGCAGAATGATTATGAATTGTCGCGCCGGCAGGGCTTCCAGGGCACGTTCCAGGATTTTCAAAGTCAGCAGGAAGCGCAAAAATTACGCTTCGCCGTCGATCAGGACACCATGAAGGAGGTCGGCACCCAGGCCGCACAGATGGTGCGGGTGCGTCCGCTGCTTGACGAGGCGTTGCGGCTGTCGGCCAAATCGGGATCCGGCTATGCCGGCACGTTGTTGCCGTACTGGTCGAAGGTGGTGTCGGCATTCGGCATCAATCCGGGCGAGGTTGCCACCAATACCGAAGCGCTGCGCTCGATTGCCCAGCAACTGGTGCCATTGGTACGCCAGCCTGGTGCCACGTCGAACTACGAGGCGCAACTCTATCTCGATGCCGTGATCAGTCCGGGTTTGAGCGAGCAGGCGCGGGTCAAGGTCGGCAACATGATTGTCAAACTGGTGGATCGATCGCTTGCGGTCGCCAAGGTTTATCGCGCCAATGCCGGTTCGCCCGATCTTTACGACAAGATCGGTGAGCTCGATAAAAACCCCATCTTCACGCCCGGCGAGAAGGCGTTTCTCACGGCGGCGGCCGAGCGCACCAGATCGGCAAACGAGCGTCAGCCGACCGCGGCAGAGGTTGCCGCCGAGCTCGCCAAGCGTCAGGCCGCTGGACCGCGATAATGGTTGATCTCTCGCAATTGTCCGACAGCGATTTGCTGTCACTCGCCACCAAGCTGAAGGAGGCTGAAGCCAACACGCCGCGCGACCCGTTGGCGCTCAGCCAGGCGCAACTGCATGCCGCATCCGGCGGCGTGTTGGAAGGGCTTCCGGTTGTCGGCCCCTATGTCAAGGAAGGCGCCGAGCGTCTTGGCGCCAAGTATGACGCTGCGACCGGCGCCGCGCCGTCCGAGGCCGATGCGCTGACCCAGCGCAAGTTGGCGACGGAAAAAGCGGACATTCAAAATCCTGGCGCCGCGCTGGCCGGCCGCACCATCGGCGGTGTTGCCGGGACTGCGCCGTTGGTCGCCGCAGCACCGGCTGCGTTCGGCGCCGGCACGGCTCCGTTGGTCCTGCGAACCGGCGCCTCGATGCTGTCTGGTGGAGCGCTGAGCGGCGCCGATGCCGCCGTCCGCAGTGGTGGCGATCCGGTGCAAACCGGGATCGGTGCTGGTGTCGGCGCCGTCGCCGGCCCAGTGGGCATGGGCGTGTCATCGCTGTACGGCAAGGCCGCTGCCGCCGTCGCCGATCGGCTGGGTGGGCTGACCAATCCCGGCGGTGCGCTGTCGGGGATCAGCAAGGCGGCACTGCGTTATGCCTCCGACGCGATTGGCGACCCCATCAAAATGGCGGCGCTGCAGGCTGAGATCAAACGGCTTGGTCCGCAGGCAACCTTGGCCGATGTCTCGCCGGAATGGTTCGGCGTGGCGCGCGGCGCCGCCAGCCGGCCGGGGATGCGCGACGACATCGTCAATCCGTTGCTGGCGCGCAACGACACCAAGAACCAGCGGCTGGCGGCCGATCTCAATGCGCTCGGCCGGCCGATCGATCCAACACGGATTGAGGCTGAGATCCAGCAGGCCCAACAGGCGTTGTCACCGGACTATGAACGGGTGATTGCCGGGGCACGAGCGGTTGATACGAGGCCGCTGGCCAACCGGCTCGATGTTTTGGCCACCAATGAACGCGGCCCAGCGCAACGTGCCGCACGGCAAATCAGGGACATGCTCGATGTGACTGGCTCGCCGGGCACGCTCGATCCGCATCCGCGTGTGCTGCTCAACACCCGGCAGGCGATTGACGGTATTCTTAAAACCGAAACCGATCCGAATGCCGTCAGGGTGCTGTCGGCGGCTCGCCGTTATGTCGATGATCAACTGACCCGCGCTGCTCCCGGCATCAAGGATGTCGATGCCTTTCATCAGGAACTGGCCCGCCAGCGCGAGGCGCTCAATATTGGTGGTACGGTTTTCGACACCGGCAAAACGGTATCGCGGCCGGCGGCGTTCGCCGAGGATTTTGTCCGCAGCGCCAATCCGGAGGGCACACTGGTCGGCCCATCCGCTGCACCATTCCGCCAGCAACAGGGTGCCCGCGCCGAAATGGACCGCATTGTTGGCACCAAAGCGAACGACCCGCTGGCGATGCAGAGCGCGGTGAAATCCGAAGGCGATTATCCTCGCGACAAATTGCGAACCATGTTTGGTGGTCGCGCAGACCAGGCGCTGAACGCAATCGATCGCGAGGCGCAATTTGCCCGCACTGGCGGCCGTATCACGGCCGGCTCCGATACGGCGGTGACCAACCAGTTCGGCAATTTTCTCAACGAGGCGTCGAAGCCCCTGGAAATTCCCAAGGGCGTCACTGTTCTCGATCTCCTCGGCAAAGGCGCCGAGGCGGGTGCCCGCAAGTTGTTCGGTATCGATCCCGAGGCGAAAGCGCGACGATTCGCCGAGGAGCTCGGCAAGTTGTCGGTCGCGCAGGGCGCCGAGCGCGATGCCTACATGCGTTCGCTGCTCGATCTGGTGAACAAGCGTGGCGTGCTGACGCCGATCGAAAACAACGCCAAAGAGGCGATGCGCGCGTTGATCATTTCGGCAGCGAGCAATCGCGCACCGTTTAAGGCGCCGTAACACAAACGCACACCAAGATTGCTTGACCTGACCCGCCCCTCGGCGGGTTTTTATTGGAAACCACACATGTCCGGCACAATTCCAATTTCTATGACCCAACAATTTAATCCGCTCGGCCAGCCGCTGTCCGGCGGGAAGCTTTATGGGATACAAGCAGGCACTGTGTCGACGCCGCAAAACTTTTTTCAGGACCTTGGACTAACACTGCCGTGGCCGAACCCAATCACGCTCGATGTAGCAGGACGGGTGCCGCAAATTCTATGCGCTGATGGGGTAATTAAGATTCGCCTTACGGACTCGGCCGGCGTGGTGATGCTAAGCGCCGACAACATCATCGTTGTGGGCTCATCCACCGGCGGCGGCGGCGGTGGCGCCATCGACGCCACCACTATCTTACAAACCGGCGACATCAAGCCGCGTTACGGCACGGGCGGACATACCGGCTGGGTTCGCGCCAACACCAAGACCATCGGTTCAGCGATTTCCGGCGCCACCGAGCGCGCCAACGCCGATACCCAGGCATTGTTTCAGTATTTGTGGGCGACGGACGCCAACCTCGTCGTGATCGGCGGTCGTGGCAGCACCTCACTTGCCGACTGGAACGCCAACAAGCAGATGACGCTGCCCGACGGGCGCGGCGTGGTGCTGGCCGGCCTCGACGACATGGGTAACACCGCGGCTGGTAGGCTGAGCACATATTTTGGCGCCGGCACGGTGCTCGGCACGATTGGCGGCGCGCAATCCCACACGCTGTCGAGTACTGAGCAGGCGTCGATGTCCTTCAGCGCGAACACTGGTGGTGCGAGCGCCAATCACTCTCATACTTATAGCGGTACGACTGACGGAGAGAACGTCGGCCACACTCATGGTACCAGTGTGGCTGTCGGCGCCAACACCGGGCCGCTGTCGGGTAGTGCCAACATTTATTTTGGCGGCAACACTGGTGCCAATACGGCTGGGGAAAGCAACAGCCACGTTCATACTTACGGCGGCACGACTTCCGGCTTCAGTAGTGACCACACCCACAGCGTCTCCGGTACGGCGGCTGGCGGCGGGCAACCGCACACCATCGTGCAGCCGACCATGGTTGTGACGATCTACATAAAACTATAGGCGAGCTCCTGATGTACCAAATTACATTTCCGGTGCAGTCCAATCGCGCCAGCTGGTTGTTCGTCGGACAGGTGATGGACTTGGACAACGCACCGATCGATCTCACCAATTGCAGCATGGAGTTCCAGATTAGTGATCGGCAGGGCGGCACCCGGCTGCTGGCGTCAACCGGCAACGGCAAGATCACCTACGTCGATATCGGCACGTTCCGCTGGTTCTTCAGCCTCGCCGAAATGCGCGGACTCGAGGCCGGCACCTACGACACCGGCATGACATTGACCAACGACGACGGCACGCAAACAATTCAGCTCAGCGTCGGGCCGCTTCCCATTGTCGACGGCGTGGTGCCATGACGGATCTGCCGGATGTCAAACTGAAGTGCCTGGTGTCATTTCCCGCCACCATCATCGATGGTGCCGGCATTGATGTGACCAGGCTGAACGGCAGTTTTAAATTCGACCTTGCCTATGATGATTTTACACCGCCGCTGGCAACCATCTCCGATCCAACCCATACGGTGATGCTGGTCTGGAACACGGTGTCGCAGCAATACGGGCTGGCGCCGACCGCGCTGTTGCTCGGCGCCGGCAGCACATTCCCTAGCGGCACCATCCCAATCATGGATGGCACTGCGGCGACGGGTGTCGAGACGCTCTACTCTCGCGGCGATCACGTCCATCCGACCGATAGCTCGCGGGCGCCGATTGCATCACCAACCTTTACCGGCGACCCCAAGGCGCCGACACCGTCGCCGGGTGACAACGATACCAGTATTGCGACCACAGCTTTTGTCACCGCAGCGGTTGCTGGTGGCGGCGCCGTGCCTGCTGCATTAACCAGGACCAACGACACCAACGTCACCCTGACCCTGGGCGGCACGCCGGCAACAGCCCTGCTGCAGGCGTCCAGTATTACTGCCGGCTGGACCGGTACCTTAGCAACAGGGCGCGGTGGATGGGGGATTGATATCAGCGCTTCCAGTGGTGTGCCGATATTCACCACCGGGGCACCGACATTTACCGGTACCAACGGTACCGGCAATATTGTTCTCACCAGTAGTCCGACTTTTACTGGCGATCCAAAAGCGCCAACACCAACCGCCGGCGACAACGATACCAGCATCGCGACCACGGCGTTTGTCACAAGTGCAGTCAGCACCGGATTGAGCGGATCTGGTTTTGCGCCGCTCGCTGCGCCAATATTTACGGGAGATGCTCGTGCCGTCACTCCCACGGCAGGCGACAACGACACTTCGATTGCAACGACGGCGTTTGTCACCACTGCGGTTAGCAATGGCACCAGCGGATTAGCTCCACTGGCCTCGCCAATATTTACTGGAGACGCTCGCGCTGTCACTCCAACGGCCGGCGATAACGATACCAGTATTGCAACCACGGCGTTTGTCACCTCGGCACTGCCGGTTGCCGCTACTGCGGCTGAATATGTCAGCAACAGTGCACCGACCAAGATGCTCACGCCCGGTGCGCCCTGGAGCGCCGCCACGCCCGTGGCGTTGAGTGGCACGTCGGTGACGCCGGATCTCAGCGCCGGCATCGACTTCACTTGGACGATGAGCTCGGCCACCTCGACACTGGTCAATCCGACCAGCCCGAAGCCAGGTCAGAAGGGCATGCTGTATCTAAAACAAGACGGCACCGGAGGCCGCATCATCACCACCTGGGGCAGTTCCTACAAATTCCCTGGTGGCGTTAAGCCGACACTGTCGACCGCGGCCAATGCGCTCGATGTGATCTCGTTTGCCGTCAAATCGTCGACCGAGGTCGAGTGCTTCTTCGCAGCCGGGATGGCGTAAATGCTTCCCGGCCTGATGCCGGTACCGGCCATTCTTGCCATCGGCGGGCCTGTCAGCACTGGCAACGGCACGCCGATCGGTCTGCTGTTGTCATTGACTTGGGTGCCGCCGACCGGCGGCGGTGTGCCAGACGGTTCACCGATTGGTCTGCTTTTAGCATTGACGAAAAGCAGCGGCGGTGTGCCAGACGGCTCGTCGATCGGTCTGCTCTTGGCATTAACGAAAGGCAGCGGCGGCAGCATCGGTGGGGGCGGCAATCTGCTAACGGACGGCTCCGGGATCGTATTAACCGACGACACTGGCAACAACCTTACTACATAACGACGACACAGAAGGTCACACACAACATGGCAGACAATGTAACCATCACCCCAGGAACAGGCGCAACGGTTGCTGCCGATGAGTGTCCTGCTGCATCTGGTATTCTGGTTCAGCGCACCAAGACCACATGGGGCCCTGACGGCACGGCGAACGATGTCGATGTCGCCACTGGCAAGCCGATGCCGGTGCAGTTGCGCGGCTCGGACGGCACAGACAGGTCGAACGCGCTGCCGGTCACCGCCACGCTAGCGGCAGAAACGACCAAGGTTATCGGAACCGTCAACGTCACGGCGGCCCAGGCGCCGTCCAACGGCCAAGCCACCAAGGCCAACAGCACACCGGTCGTGCCGGCGAGTGACTGGGTCTACAACACCGGTAAGTATGTCGCGGTGGCAGCGAGCCAGACCGACTCGGTTATCCAGGCGTCGGCTGGAGCGACCGGAGACTATCTCGATCATGTCGTGGTAGTCCCGGCCACGACAGCGGCTGGCGTGGTCACCATCAAGGACAATGCGACGGCGATCATCTCATACCCCGGCGGCGGCACGACCGCACTTCTGACACTCACGCCATTCACGATCTATGTCGGCGCAGTATCCTCAAGCGGAGCCTGGAAGGTCACGACCGGCGCAAACGTCTCGGTGCTCGCGGTTGGACGGTTCTCATGACACTGCCGTGGACTTCATGCCGCGTTGATAATGCGGCGGCGCATGTGGTAGGCGGCGGGGGCTCATCTGCCAGCGGCTGGGGCACCAACGGCTCATGGTTGAGTGTCACTACCACCACCGTCGCCAATGACACGGTGACCTCAAATAATACTACGGATTTTGCCATAGCGCGCGGATCGCAAGCTCACTCCACTGGGAAGTATTACTTTGAAGTTCTGGTTGTAAGCGCGCCCAGTGCCGATGCCATGCACATCGGCTTGCTCGATGGCACCGCATCAGCCGGAGGCATGAATCAAACCAATGTTGTAAATGGCATCTGTACTTATTGCAATAACGGAACCGCACTTAGAGATGGTAGTTCGGGAACGGTTGGTCAGGCGGATGTAGGTTCTGCTGTTACCCTGTCCAACGGCACTATTTTAGGGATCGCTTTCGATGCAGACAATGGGTTTCATTATCTGTCGAAGAACGGCACTTTTCTTTTGAGCGGGGACCCTAGCTCGGGTGCCACTGGGACCGGGCACATCGGAGTCTATTCGGGTTCGCCGAGCATGTACCCGCGAATTAGTCTGTGGGGGCTTGTTAATGGTGTACTGCAATTAGTTACTGGCGCTGGTGCCCTTGCATATCTGCCCTCGGGCTATACGGCTTGGGGTTAATGTCATGGCCGATGTCCCATTCGTAGACTTTGCTTTCCCAGCAACCGGTGCGTCAACCAATCGCACCATGCCGGATCGGCTGGCCGAAGAAAAGAACGTGCTTGATTACGGGGCTGATCCGTCATTAACAAACGATTCCACTGCAGCATTTCAAGCTGCCGTCGATGCCGCAATGGACTCCGGGTCTGGCGTGTTCGTTCCGATTGGCAATTACAAAGTTTCCGATAGTGGGTCAGGGTCAGCTATCTTACTTAATAGGGACGCAGATTTCGGCTTCTACATGAGGGGTGTTGGGGGGAGCGCCATCTATTCGAGTGACTGCCCCGGCTACATCATTGATCGCTCACTGGCGACACCGAATAACACGATTGGCCCAAGAGTATTTGAAAACCTCGCATTCTCAAACAACACCGCAGCACCCAACAACACCGGAGGCGGTTTACGAGTTGGTTCAAGCACTGGTGTTGTTATTCGCAGTTGTAATTTTGGCGGCACCGGCACCGGGCTAACCACAGAGGATTCCCCTGGAAACTCATCACAAAACATAGTGATAGATACGTGCAACTTTGGTGGTTCCGGTCTTGCTTCTATCGGACTCGTACTTGGTGGCACTGGCTCAATGACCTGTTCTGATTTTAACGGAATCGGGCGTGCGGCGGTTATCTATGGGAAAGGCATTAGCCTGAACGCTAATCGCTGCGAGCGATGCGATACGGCCTTCCAGTTGGGCGTTGACGCAGAAGGTACCAATCGCGGGCTTCACGGGTTTTCTATGGTCGCCGAGGAAATGGAAGGCGTTGTCAACTTCGTAGACTTTATGGGCACGGTTACCGCGTTTTCCATCAGCGCGGTTGGTTGCCTCGGGCATGTGGCTCTCAATTCCGGTCTGGACGGATTTAACCAGCTGGGTCAGTACGGTTTTCGGATTAGACCCAACACTGCCTATTTTGGCGAGATTTCTTGCTCTGGCGGAAGCGAAACTTTCGACGTTGGTGTTATTTATATGGAAGATTACGCAGACCCAAAACGGTCGTTCGTTACATTCTCGAATTGCAATCCAAGAGTGAGTGTTGGCGCTGGCGTTCCGTGGCGCATTCCTGCTGACTCAGCTTGGCCGCGCTTCATCGAGTGTCAGGGCATTGGCTCAGATACTGATGCCCCTTACGGCACGCGCTATGAATACGACGCCTTGCCTACCGGGGACGACGTTCGGGAGGGGGATGAATTTGATATCTCTGACGGCAACAGCAGCACAATCGGCGCTTCCGTGACAGCCGGTGGCGGGGCTAACCGCATTAAAGTTCGCTGGAACGGTACCAACTGGATTTGTCTACCCGGATGACCAACCCATTCACCTCATTTGCGTTTTCCGCAACAGGTGCCCCAGAAACCCGAACGATGCCGGCTCGCCTGCTTGACGTGGTCAATGTCAAGGACTTTGGCGCAACTGGCGATGGTGTGACAGATGATTGGGACGCCATTATGTCGGCGCTCAGTTGGAACTGTATCACCGTAGAGATAGCAGAACACTTATACTCACCTGCTGTCCGCATTGCTTCGCTGGCCTGGGCTACCGGAACCGTCACTGTCACGGTTGTAGTTCCGCACGGCCTGACAACCGGGGACCAAGTACTACATCTAAACAGTTTTTCCACAGGCAATTCCAGCTTTGACGGTAGATTTACCGTAGCAGTCCTCGACTCCACAAGGTTCACTTACCCCCTCGCTGAGAACCCCGGTCCACCCGCAACTCCATGTGGATGCTTCCTCCCTGGGATCACGGGCGCAACGTGGTCAGCGAATGTTGTGACAGTTAATTTCGCCGCTCCGCACCGGATGATTAGCGGGCTCACAGTTACTGTGTCCGGATTTTCAGACGGGATGGATGGCAGTCGGGTTATTACCGTTACGTCCCCAACGCAGTTGACGTTTCCGTTCACCGGGTCTGGATCACCCACCGTTAATCCATTCGGCTGGGTTGGCCACGGTAACAAAATTGTAGTTACAGAGTGGCCTGGTATACCGGCGTTCTTTCCAGGATCATCAGTCTTTTCTTATTATTCGTCAGACTATTACCCGGTGTGCCACGCGGCCTATTTTGCAGCGCAATTGCAGGACGTAACTGGCACCACACTGACGTTCAACGGTAGCTTTTTCTGGCATGACATGCAGGTTGGCGACAGGATGCGCCTCTGGGTCAGGAGTGTTGGGAAAATCTATTTCCCTCCTGGGGAATATTACATCAGCAAACAAATAAAGCTGCCGTTGATGGGTGCCATCGGTATAATTTTCGGCGCTCCGGGCAGCTCCATTATACGCGGATCGTTTCCCAATTACCTTATGACCCACCCCTTATTCGGGGGCGGGCCGATTCGGATTGAGAATTTAGCCTTTGTCAACGACGATGCGGCAGGCGGCGGCTTGCAGGCGGTATGCTCTTCCATGCGGATCAGCGGCTGTACGTTTACAGCCGGGGATGTCGGCCTGTCACTAGCACAAGAAGACTCTCGCAACGCAGTAGCTTTTGGAGCCGAAATTACAGGCTGTATGTTCTTCCCAGGCTCAGACGCCTCGGTGGGCATAGCGGATTCGTCTAACAACAGTGAGATTAGCGGTAACTACTTTCATGGCCTCCCTACTGGGATTCGATCCCAGAACTTCTACCACAACACGGATGGAAATAGCTTTGTAGATTGTGGAATTGCAATCTTAGGAGGGATGACGCCGCAGGGTGTCCTTAGTTTTACGGTTACAGGCACATTTCGCGGCAACGTGTTTACCAATTGCGGCACCGCTATATACTGCGCTAACTTGAGTCAGTATAGCTTTGAGGGCAATTACATCGTAGGCGGGCCAGATTCAAATTACGGCCTTCACGTTGATGAGTTAGGTAATGCTCTGGTTAAGGGGCTGTACGCAACCGGCGAATTTTCTACGACAGCTATACAGCCGCAGTCTACGTCTACCCGCCCCCACATTGCCAACCATGTCGTCTTCCGGTCAGTGGGGGCAGAGAACTCTGGTAGTGGAGACGTTTGGGGCATAGGCGGCATCAACGGCACCCTGTCCATGGACAACTGCGACGTACTGCCGTTGTTCCTTTATGGCGGCCTCAATGGCAGGGCCGTAGATGGACTGTCCTACGATTCCGGCACAGGGATTGTCACTCTCACGACAGATTCCCGTCACTGGCTTTCTAGTGACTTTGTTATGGTAACGGGCGTAAAAGTAAGCGGATCAACGGACAATAGATACAACGGCATTCACACGCCGCTAGGCACGTCCTTCGACGAAGGCTCCTCTACTGTTACGTATCATGTAGGTGCAGCGCCAGGTACCGCAGACGCGGGCACGGGTGCTGCTGCCTCCGGAGCGGGTGGAGGGAAACAAACTCCAATCAAAGCCATTGACTGGGACTCTGGCATCGTGACCGTAGAAACACTTGGGCCACACGGCATTCCAAAATACAGCCCAGTTCAAGTTCACGCTATCATTGGGGGGAACGAATCTAACGGATACACGGGTACTTTTCAGGCAACAGCAACCGACCTAACACACTTTACTTACGCAGTCGCTTCTGACCCCGGAACGGTGGACTCTCCGACCCTATCGCCCAGCGTGCCGTCGTTTCAGGTCTCCCCGTCTACCCTCTGCATACCGACAATATGCCTTAATGGTCTTTACAGGTTTTCTGTTGAGGGCATCTCGACGGGCAACATCACCGATGGACAGAAACTTGGCGGCGGGACTGCTGCCATTGGAGACATCGTAGAGGGCGGGGGAAGCCAGCACATTAGTGTTGCGTGGACCCAAAACGGCTGGATGCGCTGCGGATGAGGTAACGGTATGTACCTTCTTGATAACAGCAGCAACTTTCTGGTCCTCCTGCTGCGACTATGGAGTTAGCTTAAATGGCTCTCCTCCCCAAGGTCAAACTCAAAGCGATTGTGTCGTTCCCCAGCGCCATCCTCGATGGCGCCGGCATCGACGTGACCAGGATCAACGGGGCGTTCCGGTTTGACCTGGCCTATGACGATTTCACGCCACCGGTTTCGGGCATTGCCGATCCGGCACACACCAATGCCTTGCTTTGGAACAGTGCCACCAATGCCTATGTGCTGGCCCCGGTCAGCGTCCTGGGCAGCGCCGGCACCGTGCCGGAAGCACCTTCGGATGGCGTGCAATATGGCAGGCAGAGCAACACCTGGACGCCGGTCTCGACTGGCTCGACGATACCGCCGGCGACCGTGCCTCCGCTTATGGACGGCGCCGCAGCGGTCGGGACCACGACGAAATACGCCCGCGAGGACCACGTCCATCCGAGCGACACGTCGCGAGCTCCAACAGTTCACTCACACATTGCGGCCAACGTCACTGATTTCTCCGAGGCCGTCGATGATCGCGTCGCCGGGTTGCTGGTTGCCGGATCGAACATCTCGCTGACCTATAACGATCCCGGCAATGCGTTGACCATTGCATCGACTGCGGCGGGCGTGACGGACGGCGACAAAGGCGACATCACGGTCAGCGGTTCCGGAACAACATGGACGATTGACTCCAACACGGTGAGCAACGCCAAACTGGCGCAGATGCCGCTGTTCACCATCAAGGCCAACAACACCGGGTTTTCTGCGGTTCCGACTGACATCAATATCGCATCACTGACAACAAAGACACCGGCAGGTGCTGACTTTCTCTTGCTGTCGGACACCACGGCAAGCGGGGCGTTAAAGAAGACATTAATTTCCGCCTTGCCGGGAGGCACCAGCATCGGCGAAGCGCCGACTGACGGTGCGGTTTATTCGCGACAGGGCAGTTCAGCAAGTTGGGTAATTGCTGGCGGTTTTCCTGATGGCGACAAGGGTGACATCACAATCACCAGTTCCGGCACGGTGTGGACGATTGATTCAAATGCCGTGACATTTGCCAAGATACAAGACATTGCGACCGACAGCCTGATTGGTCGCGACACGGCCGGGACCGGCGATCCCGAAAGCATCACGCTGGGCGCATCGCTGTCGATGAGCGGGGCTCAGGTTTTGCAACGCGCAGCACTGACCGGCGATGTAACAGCAACGGTCGACAGCAACGCGACGACGATTGCCAACGGTACGGTCACGCTCGCCAAGATGGCTAATCTCACGGCTCCGGTGTTCGTCGGTCGGACCACAGCAGGGGCCGGCGTCCCAGAGGCGCTTTCGCCGACGCAAGCGACGGCAATGCTGAATGTTTTTGCCTCGTCGCTGAAGGGCCTGGTGCCGTCGCCAGCCGGCGCGACCACAACATTCCTAAGAGCGGATGGAACGTGGGCTGTATCTGACGATAGCACGAAGGTCGCCAAGGCTGGTGACACGATGACGGGGCCGCTTAATCAATCCAGTCCCGGGCATTGGGCGTTTCAGCCACCGGGGGCCGGTAGTTTCTATAGCAGCATAAGTACTCCAGACAGGTTTTTTGTCGGGACAGATCTTAGTGCTGACAGTTTCAGGATTTACAGCACTGGCCCCGCCGCCAACGTACTTACAGTTGATGGGCTTACCGGAAGGGTGACTGTCGCAGTCGATCCCACCGCCGCGCTCGGCGTCGCCACCAAGCAGTATGTCGATGCCGGTGATGTTGCTGGCTTGGCTGCGGCGGGAATGCAGATTAACGGCGGGATGGAGGTTAGCCAGGAGCTAGGTGCCGGGGGCCGGTCTACGAATGGCTATATTTGCGATGGCTGGCGTTGTGGACTGAATGGGACAATGGCCTATGTTGCCGTTGCTGATGCCAATGGCGGCGGTGTCTTTCCGCTCTTTCCAAAGTACCGTTTGCTTGTTTCTATCACTACTGCACAAGCATCGCTTGGCGCTGGTGATTACACGCAAATCCAGCAATACATAGAAGGCTGGCGTTGCGAGCGACTTAATTGGGGTACAACAAACGCGCAGCCAATCACGATTGGGTTTTGGACTGCACACGCCAGGACGGGTGTTTACAGCGTTTTTGTTCACAATAGCGTAGATGATCGCTCCTATGTGACAACTTACACTCAAGCCGTTGCCAACATAGCTCAATATAACGTTGTCACCATTCCAGGCCCCACGGCGGGAAGCTGGGCAACCGATAATACGATTGGCTTAAAGGTAGGTTTCTCGTTTGGTTGCGGTGCTACCTTCACAGCGCCATCAGTCGGCAGTTGGCTATCTGGAAATTATATAGCTGCGCCTGGACAGGTTAACGCCGTTGCGGCGACTTCAGATAACTTCCGCATCACAGGCGTCGTCGTTCTCCCCGGCGCACAAACAATCACCGCCGCGCAGTCGCCGCTGCTGATGCGGTCGTACGATCAGGAGTTGACGTTGTGCAAGAGGTATTATCAGAAAATAGTCAGGCCCCCGGGCACAGCGCATTCTAACGGCACCATCCAATTATATTTTTGGTCCTTCCCGTTTCCGGTAGCAATGCGGTCAACCCCGACAGCCAGCCTTAGCGGACCTATTACTTTTAGTCACGCAACAGGAAATGCCATAGCTAGTGTTATAAACACCAATTCATGCACAGCCGACGTGTGGAATGCAGTCGTAGATACTGGGGGCGTCATAACCACAGGTCTTGCATTCGGCACGGCTGGTTCCAACACAAACGCAGCAATAGCTGACGCGAGGCTCTAATGTCAGACTATCAACTCACCGCAACCGACAGCGTCATCCGCACCGAGGACGGCGCTTGCATTCCCAACGATCCGGCCAACCGCGACCGCGCCGAGTATGAGAAATGGCTCGCCGATGGCGGCGTGCCTGATCCTTATGTGCCGCCCGAGCCGGTGCCGCCGACACCAACCAACGAACAAACAATAATCTACGACCACGAGAACCGCATCCGCGCGCTGGAGGGCCAGTCGCCGATGTCGATGGGAGACTTTATCGAAGCCAGCAATCCGGCGGCGCGCCCACCGCCGTCATGACCGAAACAGTCAAAGGATGGCTCAAAGAAAACTATTTTCTTGGCGGTCTGTTTGTCGGTCTGTTTTCCGTAATCGCCTATGCGGTGAGGCTGGAGGCCAGGGTGTCGATTTTGGAGGATCGCGGTAGTCCACATTTAGCCGAGATCAACAACAGATTGACCGTAACTGAGAAAGAGACAGAGGCTAACAAGCTCAGCCTTCGACGGATTATCGATACGATGACAAAGGACTTGCATATCTCCCCATCGAGGATCCCGCCGCCATGAACGAGGACCTGTCGCTATCGCGAGCCGGCGCGAATTTGGTCAAGCATTTCGAGTCGTGCCTGCATCCACGCGGTCCCGATCGCTTTCAGGCCTATCTTTGCCCGGCCGGTGTCTGGACGATCGGCTGGGGCACCACCACTGAGAACGGCCACAAGATCAAATCCGGCATGATCTGGTCACAGCGCCAATGCGATGCGGCGTTCCTCAACGACATGAAACATTTCGAAAATGATGTCAGGCGCCTGGTCAAGGTCGACCTGACGCAGTGGCAGTTCGATGCCTGCGTTTCCTTCACATATAACGTCGGGGCCGGTGCGTTCGGCGGCTCGACCCTGTTGAAGAAGATCAACGCCAAGGATTTCGAGGCTGCGGCACTGGAATTTCACAAATGGAATAAGGGCGGCGGCAAGGTCTTGGCCGGACTGGTGCGCCGCCGCGCCAGCGAAAGCCTGCTGTTCCAGAATATTGCCGACAACAATTACGACGGCAAACCCGACAAGGTCATCGTGCCGCTCGGCGATGCAATGCCGCAGGATGTCGATGAACCGACCAGGGCGGCTTAATTTCGCCTCCTGCGCCACCACGCCAACAGACCACCGGCTGCAATCACGAGGCCCGGCAGTCCTGCGCCTACGATGGGAGCGGGAACCCCTGCAAACACGAAACTACCGGCGGTAGTTGTGCAGCTACAGTCGCCGCCGCCGCCAATTTGAAATGCGCCATTTGGGGCCAGCGAGTTGCCGCTGAATCCAACACTGGTAGAGATATTATCAATTCCGTTGTTCGACTGCGTTTGCTGAATGTTGAGGCCAAAGGCGTTATTGCCGAGATGGACTTCACCGTATAGGAAATTGCCATAGTTGCCGAAGTCATAGCTAAGGCCGTTAATGGTCAAGACCACGTCGATAACGGGGTTGGGTAGCGGAAAGCTTCCGCCGCCTTCGCCGATACATTCACAATTGCTGGCGAGGGTCCAAGTGACGGTAAATGGATCACCGACGATACTGGCACCGTGTGGGCCAAAATAGCCGCCTGCGTCAATACCGTAAGTCCCGCCGCTGACGCTTCTTCCACCTAGCGGGCCAATGACGCCGCTGACGACATAAGTGAAGGCATCTGCATTTGCGGGCAGTGCACTGATAGCAGATAGCGCAAACGCTACGGCCGCACCGAAAAGTTTTGTTCTGATCGACATTCCCGACCCCTGTTTAAGTCCTTTAGCCACAGCTTCAGTCCTACAGGGTTTTAAGGAATTGTCCTAGGTGTATTCCTAACCGTAGAACAGGTGAGGGATGGCCTGAAAATTATCGTTACGCATCAACAGTCCCGAAAATCCCTCACCCTGCATCAAACAATTGAAAACACACAACATTGGCACATCTCTTGACCGCACCAGTTCAAAAATTAATCTAATAAAATCAAATACTTAAGTCTAGGTGAGGGAGCCTGGAAACAAAGGTGAGGGAGGTTTTGTTCGCGCATTGTTCGAAACCCGCTCGGCATTGCCAAGCAGATGTCCGGCCTCACGACCAAGCCGATCACGGTCCGCTGTGCGGGTGTAAATCTCGGCCATCTGGTCCGAGGTCCAGCCGAACAACGCTTTCAATTGCGTCGTGGTAGCGCCATTGGTTGCCGCTGTGGTCGCCGCGATCTTGCGGACCCCATGGGCTGAGCCTGCCACCCCCGCCGCCTTGCAAGCATCCCGAAATAGGTTACCAAAGCTCTCCTTGGTCAACGGCTGACCACGCTCGCCGGCAATAAAGGTGAGTTCACCGCAGGGGCCGGCCGCCAGCGTCGCCGCCAACACCGGCAGCACCGGAACCACCGCGACGACAGTCCCGCCACTCTTTTCGGTTTTAATGCGCCCCACGCCATTCCTGACGTGCGGGCGGCCATAACAAACCGCATCCCCCCGCCGCAGTCCGCTATAAAGCAGCACGTCCAGCCACACCCGTTGCCGGGTGCCAAGCGGCCAGCGTTGTTGATAGGCATCAACATCAGCCTCGGTCCAGGCAATAAACCCGTCACCCTTCTTGCGCGGCGGATTGCCGACCCCCGCAGTCGGGTCAGTCTTGACGTGCCCCGCGTCCGCCGCCCAGCGAAACAACCCACGCATGGCGTCAAGGAAATTGCGCGCCTGCGACGGTGTCTTCGCCCGGCGCTCCTTACCGGCGACGATGGCCTTGCGGTCGATCTTGCTCGCCGCGGTATGGCCCGCCGAACCGATGACATGAACGAAAATGTTGTCGCGCTGCCGCCGGGTTGCCTCCGACAAGCCACTCCACACCGTGGTCTCGCGATAGCGAGCCAGCAGCCAAGCCAAACTGCCGACCGATGGCCCATCTTTTTTAGCGCGGGCCGGCGCCCCAGCCAACGCCGCCTGATACTCGGCGATGAACTCCGGTGTGCCAAACGCCGCGGTAAGCCGGGTTCGTGGCCCCTGACCAATACGGACATACCAGACCACCCGACCGTGCTGAGTGACCTGGCGGACCAGGTGCGGCAGTTGGGTGGTGGGACGTGGCATGGGATCGATCCTGATGGGAGAAGGCATAGGACTTATCATAGGACCACCTCCTCGTCATCAGGGATTTCGGCCGGTATGGAGGGCGGCGAGGGCGCAATGCGGATCAGAATGACCGACTGTCCCGCCACCACGCGGACCTCGACCTCGGCGGCGCCGGCCTGCTTGGCGGCACGAATGGCGCGCGCCACATCAGCCTGGGTTATGGTTGCGGCGCGGCGGGACATACACACACCTGAATTACTCCGTAGCCTTCCTGCGTGGCGTCAACGAAAACGCCCACTCCAAAATATTGAAGCTCGGCAGATCGTTCGACGTGCCTCGAGCAACCTTTTCAAGATGTCGCCAGGTCGGCTTGGACAACGACTGCAGCGCCAACTGCTGCTGAATTGAATTGACCGAAAACCGTGCCTGTCCATCGATGGTCAAGTTGTTGATCTCGACAATGGCTGACTCATCGCCGCCACGATCGAGTTTGCGGCGGGCGCCATTCAGCCACCAGCTTGGCAGGCGATCGGCAATCTTCTGATCGGTGAGACGTTCAATACCAATGCCGGGCCTTACTGTAACCCAAACCTGAGCGTGATCGCGTCTGAGAATAGTTCGGGCGTAACGCAAGTGATGGTCTTTTGGCCCAACCTTGTATTCTGTGGCCGCAGTGATTTGCGCATAGGTCAGTTGCTGACCTTTGTCATGAGCGCGCAAATATTGCATGAGGCGATCGGTGATAACAGATCGTTCAAATAGAGCCATTGGTCAAATTCCGATTATAGCGTTGCGTAGCGTTGCGGGGCGCCGCGCTGCCGGGCGACGAGGCGTGCTGCGGAGCGAAGCGTTGCGGCGCGTTGTGTAGCGATGCGTGGCGCGAAGTAGCGAGGCGTCGCGGCGCAATGGCAAATGACGTTGCGTGGCGTTGTGAAGCGCGGAGGAGCGGCGTGTCGTGGAGCGTGGCGTCGCGCGGTGGAGCGGAGCGCTGCGGTGCGGCGTAAAGCGAGACGTTGCGTTGTGTTGCGGTGCGGAGTGGTGAGTTGCAGTGCGATGCGCGGCGCAGTGCTGCGACGTGCTGCGACGAGGTGCGGAGCGGCGGTCATAAATTAAAATCCTCCCATTCAAATTTTGTTACACGAAAGCGGCCATTAGTGCCGCCTTTCTCGGCACGAAACCGGCCGATCCCAACAATTATTCCCATCGCTTTGGCGTGGGTCTCAAAGACCTCTCTTGTGATGATGTCATCAGTAATCAGATAAACAAACGTGGCATGATATTTTGGGATCGATGGGAAGCGCCGTGTCACGCGCTTGCCTGATCCGCGGACACCATCGGCATTGGCCTGGATGGTCACCTTATCAGCGTCAGCCGGCTTGATTGCTTTGCCGTTCGCGATCGGTGCATCAGCTTCTGCAATCACACCTGACGTAAAAAAATTCTTATAGGTTGCACCCCGCCGGCCCTGAACCTTGAGGCCAAGTTTCTGTGCGGCGTTGTCGATGCACTGCTTCTGTGCCATGGCCGGAATGCACACAACACCCTCACTGTTGACCGTACATTTCTGGCGCCATGTACGTTCGTCATAATCATCATGGCTTTCACGATCATGCATTTCAGCATCGTGTTTTGCACTTTGCGAATATGGCGAGCCAGGAATGTTTTCGATGAATACCTGCACACGTTTCACGTTTAATCCTCCCTTGTTATCTTGATGATATCGACATCAACGGTATCGCCGGCCAATTCGTCGGCAATGATGTTCCAATTTTCAGCCTCGTGACGGGCCTCGTCTTTGGACGCAGCCTCCACGGCAATAGTGAGAAAACGCACAACCTGTATCTCGACCGACCACCGTGGAAGCGCGCACATCAGCGTCGCTCCAGTCTGGCGACCAGATCCTCCAACTTTTTTGTCTCTTGCAGGCCGCTGTCGATGGCCTCGATGAAATTGGCGAATTTTTCCAAGGACGCTTTGTTCTCAAGGACCGCCATCAACTTCAGACTTTGCAGCCGGCTGATCAGGCTTTCGATCCGCTCCACCACCAGGCTCTCGACATTATTGGTGATGTCAGAGATCTGGCCGATCAGGATATCCTTGCCGGCGCGAGAGACTGTTGGGGTTGGTTGAGTTGGCTTGGTCGTTTCACTCAATTGCTGATCCACGGATTTTCTCCATTCGTTTTCCACGCTAGTCCACTCATCGTCGATGATCATCAAATTGGCGGTATCACCGCCGCCGGCAGCAGTACATCATCACTGAATGGCTCAGCTCGCTGAGCCAGGCGATGTTCGTTTCGATGTCAGTCATTGCTTAACTCCTTTTGATTGCGGGCTGGAGCAACGTCCCCATCACAGGGATCCTCGCTCCAGCCCTAACGCCATGCGCGGCCAGCGACATGGCGTATCTGAATTTCATCGGACTGGCGGCACTACTGACGCCGGCAGCGCCACGTCCTCACCAAACGGCTCGGCGAGCTCGGCCTCGGCTTCGTCAATCAGATCCTTAGTGACATCCTCGGCGACACGCTGCGGCACGGCGCCGTAAGCGGAGGCAAAACAGATCCGATCGATCTGTACGATGTTGTCGAACTCGCGGCTCTTGATGCGGCTGACAACCTGCGCACGGGTCAAAGCCGGATCGACAATGGCCTCCAGGCCATCATCACCGTAATCACACATGACGACGAAATATTCCATGAGGCAGTCCTCCGAAAAAGGACACTTCCTCAATATAGGACTACTCCGAAAAAAGAGTCAAATATGCCGCGCCCAAAATGTCTGGGGAAAATGTAACAAAGTGAAATAGGAATTTACCTACGCGGGAACACAGCCACCACCAGATGGCAGACCGGCCATTCCGATTTCTTCAGGCTGTAGACCTTGTGGGGCTTATGCTGGCAGACCTTCCAGGCGCCGTCATTGGCCGACACCAGCTGCCGCACCAATACATTGGTATCGGGATCCGCTGACGACCGGAATAGACAGGCGTCACCATTCTTTGCCGGCAGATGCGGATGCACCTGGACAGTGGCGCCGTTCTTGACCTCTGGATCCATTGCATCGTCGATGACGATCAAGCCGTAGGCGTCGTCGACATGCAATAAAAAATTCGGCCGCAACATGCGGTCGATCGGTTTCACACTCATGACCATCGCTCCTCCAGCAACTTGAGTTGTTGCAAACACAGGGAGGTCTTGCGTCATTTCACTTATAGGAAAAAACCTTGGCGAGTCCAGCGGTATTTGCTTGCCGCCAGTCATAGAGATGGCAGATGGCGCCTGCGATTGCAGGCGATCTCCATTTTTGATGTAAGGACGTGATGTGAGCGGCGTCGACTTGCCGCGTAATTGATTTTCATCGATGCCGAGCAACTCGGCGAGCCTGATGCGCTCGCGTTCGTGCAATTCTTCCGGCACGCCTCTGCGCAAAAACTGCTGCAGATAGCTGGCGTTGCGGCCGATTTTGAGTGAGGCCTCGCTCATGCTGAGCCGCGCCTCTTCCAGTTGTTTTTTTATTAGTTCGCGCACGATGTCCATTCCTCTATCCTAGGACATCTCCTAACGCAATGGCACGAAGGAATTGACCTTGATTAAAACAGGACTTTTCCTTAATGTGGTGGATAATGGACACCACACCCACAGCGGCACTGCTCGCCGACATCGAGAAATTCCTGAAAAAAACAGGAATGGCTCCAAGCGCGTTCGGCGGACAGGCAGTGGGCGACCCTAGTCTGATCAACAATCTGCGCGACGGCCGCGAACTTCGCTACCGGACCACTCTCAAGGTCCGTGATTTTATGATCAATCACACGACCCATCGGCAGCGGCAGTCCGCTTAGTCCCGGCGGCTGTTCCCCGAGTTTGGAGCGCTTCACCCATGACAGCGCAATCGGATCGTTTTGCCCGGAGCTCTGCGGTTGCACCCCCTGTACCCGCGGATGCGGAGGGTGTCGCACTGTCCTCCCCGGTTCAGGGCGGCACCCGACGCACCCAACAACGGACCCCGGTCGAGCAGCGTCTCATTGAATTGCATGCTCTGCACGGCGCTGCCGAATTGTCATTCGCGGAGATTGCGTGGCGGTTGAACGACGAGTTCAACATGCAGATGAGCCGCAACGCGGTGATCGGCCGGGTTCACCGCATGCAGTTGCCGCCACGGGTCACATTCAAGCGCGGTGGCCGGCCGGTTAAAATCGCAGCCCCCAAAAAACCGCTGATCGTCAAGCAAAAACCCAAGCCAGCGGCGCTGGCACTACCGCGCAATCTGCCACTGCTGAAACTCAAGCAACACGACTGCCGCTACGCCACGGTCGGCGATGAGGCGCCATACCTGTTCTGCGCCCAGGCAACCGTTGAAAACAGTTCGTGGTGCGCCGTGCATTTCAAGGCCGTGCATAACGACGTGAGGTTGCTGTGAAACTGCAGCCTTCTGAGCACCAGTTCCAGTCGGCGCTGTGCGAGCTGCTCGACGTGCAAGCCAAGCCCGATCTGGTCTGGTTCGCCATTCCCTCGGGCGGCCATCGCCACATCGCCGTCGCCAAAATGCTCAAGGCCGAGGGCGTCAAGCGCGGCATTCCCGATCTGGCGTTCCTACTGCCCCAAGGCAAAACCGCGTGGCTCGAGCTCAAGGTCAAGAGCGGCCGGCTGTCGCCATTCCAGAAGGCGTTTCGCGACCAGGCGCAGACGCTCGGCCACCAGTGGGGCATCGCCAAGGACATGAACGAAGCGCTGGTGTTCCTGAGTTGGATCGATGCGTTGAAGAGGTCGGTACGATGATCGCAAACTACATCCGCCACTCGCCGTCCGCACTCAACCTATTTGCCGCCAGTCCCGCTATGTTTGTTCTCGAAAGGGTGCTGATGATCAAGCAGCCGGTCGGTGTGCCGGCACACCGCGGCGTCGGTGTCGAGGATGGCGTGACGTTCGGCCTGCTCAACCCCGAGGCGCCGCTCAAGGACTGCATCGAAGTCGCACAACTCAAGTATGACACGCTCACTGCACTCTCAACCGACGACCGGCGCCAGAAATACCGCGACAATATTTCCGACATGGTGGCCATGGCGCTGGAGGAATTGCGCCCCTACGGCGTCCCGTCGCACACCCAGGGCCTGGTCGAGTGGAAGCCGGAAGGCCTGACGCTGCCGATCATCGGGATCTATGACTATCATTGGCAGGATCACAACATCACCACTGATTTGAAGACGACGGAAAGGATGCCGTCCGCCATCAAGATCAACCACGCCAAGCAGGTTGCGCTCTATGTGACATCGAACAACGCCGCGGCAAGAATTACTTATGCCACGCCGAAAAAATGCGTGACCTACAACGTCGAAAACACCGACGCCCACCGAGCGGCACTGCACCAGATTGCGCTCAAGGTCGAAAAGTTTCTGGCGCTGTCGAATGACCCGCAATTCTTCATCGACATCACCGTGCCAGACCTGGATTCATTTTATTGGACAGCGCCGGCCGCGCGACAATTGGCTTACGAGCATTGGCACATCTGAAATTTCCCGACACCGGGAATGGCGCGCTGCGAGCCGATCGCAGCCTTGTAGTGGAGAAAAATCATGGGTGTTCTTGGCTTCAACACGGCACCGAAAGTGTTCGCCGATTTTCTGCCGTTCGTTAAATATCACGCGCCGGCCGGGCGGATGTTCCGGGTTGATCGGGAGCAGGTTGGCGGGGCATTCGAAAACAACGAAGTCGACATCACCAACATCTTCAAGGCGCAGTTCGATTTCGAGAACCTCGAGGTGGGCTGGCTGAAGTTTGCCGCCGGCCAGGCGCCCAGCCTGGTGCTGGTGCCGTTCGGCAGTCTGTTTCCACCGGAGCCGATGCCGCCCAACTCGCACAAAGAGGGCGCGCGGTGGATGCTCAAATTGTCGAAGGAGTGCGCTGACGGCACCCCGACCATTCGCGAAATTGCCGGCAACGCCAGTTCGATGATGGCGGGTGTTGATGCAGTGATGGCGGACTATCTGGCGGAAAAAGACAAGCACGCCGGCCTGCTGCCGGTGGTGACGCTGGTCAAGACCATGCCGGTCAAGACCGGAACTGCCGAGCGCGCCTCGACCAACTACCAGCCGGTGTTCCAGATTGTCGACTGGAAACCGCGCGGCGATCTGGTGTTTGTGCCCAAAGCCGGTGCTGTAGCGAACACCGCGCGCAGTACAGCGCCGGCCGGGAGCGGTGGTGTCCCCAACGCCGCCACCGCTCCCACCACCGGCTCGACGCGGGCTACAGCGCCGGTCGCACCTGTACCGCAAGCACCTGCTCCCAAGCAGACGGTCGCTGCCGACGATGATTTCGGCTGATTACAAGAGTTGGTATGACAGAGAAGCCCGCCGAGCATGTGCATGTGCTGTTTGAACCTGACGCTGGCGCCATGCGCGAGCATCTCGAGCACCTGTTCGGCGGCTTCCTCGACGGCTTTCATGACGGCCTGATTGAACTGGCCTGGACCGATGTCACACCCAATGCCGACGGCCGCTACGCGCTGCGCCACGCCAGCCTGTTCGGCACCGACCAAATCGATGCCCTGATCGCCGAGGCGGTCAAGCTCAACCGGCAGACCATGTGCAACGTCTACGTCGGCGCAGGCTTGCGCAAGCCAAAGACCTGGCCCAACGCGCGGGCTTCCGCCGCCGATGTGCTGGCGCTGACTTGTGCCTATGCCGATCTCGACGACCAGGGCGTGGCGTCAGTGGCGCGGAAACGCTGGGGCGCCACCGCGCCGACCAAGATCGTCATCACCGGGCGCGAGCCATATCTCCGCGCCCAGCTGTGGTGGCGGTTGGACGAGCCGATCACCGACCAGAAACAATCCGAAACATTGCTGAAGGGCATTGCCGCCGGCATGGCTGGCGATACCACGGTATCGGATCCGCCGCGGGTGATGCGGCTGGCCGGCAGTATTGCCTGGCCGATGAAGCCCGACAGGAAGCGGCCCGAGATCACCTCGATCGCGCACATCAAGGAAGAAGGCCAGCCGATCTATACCATCGAGCATCTACGCCGCACTTTCCCGTTTGCTGTGGCGCCGATCGAAGGTGTTGTGACACCTGATATCGATGGCATTCACCACGCCACAACGGTGCTCGGCCTCGAGGGCAAGGTCGACGACGGCCGCGAGCGCTACATGCTTAAAACGGCTAACGCCGTCCTGATCGAGTTGATTGGCACCACCGGCATAGCGCCGACCGCGCAGGAACTGTTTGATGCCTCATGGGATCAATATCAACGGGGAACCGACTTTACCAAGCCCGGCCGCGGCGCCGATGAGTATGCCGCCAAGTGTGTCCATACCGTCAAACGCTTTCTTGACGGCAAGATCCGCGGTTGCGAGACGATCAACGTGGTGCAGGCGCTGTATCGCCAGCGGGCGCAAGCGCGCGGCAACATTCCCCATAATCCCACCGCTGAGTTTGCTGCAGCCGAAACGAAGGCCAAGATCGATTTCGCGTTGTTTGAATTTCTCGACATTGATCAAATCATGGCAATGCCCAATCCAACTTGGCTGATCGATGAATTGATCAACGAACAGTCGTTGGGGTTTATTTTCGGCCCGCCCGGCAGTCTAAAGACATTCATTGCGCTGGATGTGGTGCTGTCGATTGCCGCCAAGCGAGTGGAATGGTGGGGGCGGACGATCAATCAGTATGGCGCAGTGATCTATCTGTGTCGCGAAGGCACCCGCAGCCTCAAATTCAGGATCAAGGCATGGGAACTGCACCGGCAGACGCCGGTTGACGGCATTCCGTTTTACCTGATCGAGAAAACCATCAACTTTATGAAGGCCGAAGATATCGGCATCCTGCTGGCGACATTGCAGACCATTGCCACCAAGGCCGACAAGCCGATCGTCGCCGTGGTGGTGGATACGGTGAGTCGGGTGTTACCAGGGGCCAAGGAGAACTTGCAGGAGGACATGAGCCTGTTTGTCGGCGCCTGCGAGGCGGTGCAACAACGGTTTAACTGCGTGGTCATTGGTGTGCACCATACCAATTATGCCGGTGGCTTTCGCGGCTCGACGGTGATCCCCGGCGCTGGCGACTTCCTGGTCAAAACCCAACGTGAACCCGGCGCCATGACTGGATCGATCACGATACAGAAGGTCAAGGACGGCGAAGATGGCAAGGAACTGCCGTTTCAGGTCGTGAAGGTGCCACTTGGCGATATTGTCGGCCGGTCGTCATTGGTGGTCGATCTCACCGATCAGCCACCGAAAAAGCAAGGTTCAACCATCTGGCCCGACATGAATGTCTGCCGCCAAATCCTGGCAGCCATCGATGAACAGTGGTGGGCCGGCAAGCCATGGTGCTTCGCCAAGAATACGTCACGCGCTGCGGTCACAAACATCGTGAAACGATGGCAAGTCAAACGCGAGGTGGCAAAGGATATCTTGGATACCTGGAACGCCAACGGCGTCATCGCCGAGCAAGTCTATGACCCCAAAAATCACCTCATCGGATACCGAAAATTGATCGACATTTAAGACGGCAAAATTGGCGAAAGTGAACTTTCGCCACGCGGAAGTAAATCTGTAAGTCATTGATGTTACAAGCGAAAGTGAAATGCGAAAGTGGCGAGAGTAACGTGTGTAAGTTATTGAAATCATTGAGGCCAATGGCGAAAGTAAACCCCCTCTCCCTACGGGAGAGGTTAGCGTTGAGCGCTAACCTCTCCCCGGGAGGGGATCGATCAGAGGGTGGTACACGATGAATTGGACGACCAAAATGTCAGAGGTGGCTCCCGAGATGCTGGCGGGTTATGGCGTCATGGAACTTCATGTCGCGTATTTTGCTCCAGTCAATTTCCCTGGACGTGGACCAGCAGTCACACTCGGTATTCCAGAATGCGAATTGTTGGTGGTCCTGCTCCGCTCCGATGGCGAACCATTGGTGTTCCTCAATCGCCCGCAAACTAATTTCAAAATCGAAGACTGGATCAAAAGCGCCTGTAGGCAAGCAATCGATCATCACGCCGTGATCAGCTTCAATTGCGATACCCTCGAACAACTGAAACAAGCCGTTGCGCTGGCACAAAACCTGTTGCCGCAATACGAACGGGTCGCCTTGGAACGAATGAAAAACCCAGAAACTCGATCCAAGATGGGCTTGTCGTAATATGCCCAAACGTGACAACAGCCACGGCACCTACATCGCCGCGCAGGCGTCCATCGATGTCGCCGATCAGGTGGCAATGGAGATGGAACTCAAATGGGGTTGCGGGAGATTGCGCTTGCTGGTGCCCGCGGAACTCACTGAACGGTTCGATCGCCAGAGATATCTATTCAATCAATCGATCTGGCACGGCGATCTGGAGATGATCCGCCGCGAGGCGACAAGAATGTGCGCGGCCTGGCGTAAGCTCGATCAGGCGGCGACCGAGGCTGGCGCCAAACCATTATCGCCCCAAGTCTGGGAACTCACCCTCGCCGATGGTACGGTCGCCGCGATCGTGCCCGACAACGCCCACGCCCACGCGGTGATCGCCCAAGGTCGCAAGCTCGCGGTCTATACGCTGGACGAGATCGGTCGCATGCTGGACGACTATCGTGCCGTCACGTCAGCCAAGCTGACGTTCCCAGGCGCCGAGGTCACCGCGGTGCGGCGCCCGATCGGCGATCCGCTCGACGCCATTGTCGATACCCATCCCCATCTCGATGCCCCGATGAACGACGAGATGCCCGCATTCGGAGGCGCATGATCATGGCCAAGCGCAAGGCAATGGCGCGGCGTGAAGCCTCGGGTAAGATCAGGCGCCCACCAGCATTGCCTTCGTCGCTGGAGGTGGTGCGCTTGCGCGATGCAGCGCTCGCCGGAATGCGCGATGCAGTGTGGGGTTCAGCACTCGGTTGGCTGTTCCTGTGCGGCAAGATCAACGCTTCCGAGTTCGCCGCCGGGCGCAACTGGTTGATGTTGGCAACTGACTACGCCCAAGCCTGCCAAAGCCCGCGGCCACCAGGTTCAGCCGTGCTCGATGCTATGGGCGGAACATCGCCCGATCCCGATAGCCTCGCAGGCCTCAGAGAGGCGCGCCGCGAAGCGCTGGCGGTCGAGAATTACATGGAGGCTTTACTGTGCCTCAAACGCTATCCGTCAGCCGTCCTGACTGCGGTGCAATCGTGCTGCGAGCAATCATCGGTGCCCGGTGGATTGATCGAGCTCAAGTGCCTGAAAATAGGATTGGGCGCGTTGGTCGAGTGTGATCGGTTGGGGAGGCGAAGGTGACTAAATGAAATGCGAAATCGTTTGTCAGGCAGTCCTAACTAATCCACACGCCGCCGTCAGTGATATGCGCGGCTGCATTCAATGCAACACGCATCAGATGATGGACTTTGCGCCGTATCACTACGAAGGCCAACTCTGCCCAGTCGGCCGGGTCGAACAGGCCGTCGAAGAGGGACTGGCGAAGATCGCCGCAGCGTTGGAACGAGCTTAGGAGATGTCTCATTTACATTCGCGCGCAAATCAGATTCAATGTCCGATAGGCAGTGTGAAGAAATCCGCAGAAATGCGGATTTTTTTATGAGATGTCCTGTGCTAACAATATTGATATGCCGTGGGCAAAAGGACAATCAGGTAATCTTCGCGGTCGCGCGATCGAGCGTCCGTTCACAAATATTCTGAACGACGAGATCGCGCGCGCTGGTGATGATTACGAAGCGCTGCGCAAGATCGCGCGCAATCTGATCAAGCAGGCGCAACGCAACACATTGCAGGCATTGCCGGCGATTACAGCGATCGCCGATCGATTGGATGGCAAACCAATGCAGCAAACCACGCTGACGATGGTGAAGCGCGATGCCAGCGATTGGACGAGACAGGAATTGATGGAGTTTCTGCAGAACGCTTCGCACCAGGTTGAGGAGCGTGAGCGTGAAGCCAAGCTGATCGAAGCGAAGCCCGTTGAGGAAAAGTCCTAGTCACCTGTCAACTGGTATGTTACCAGGCGAGAATGGTGAGAAAGTCCAGCAATATCAACGCACTGCGCTTGACGGTGTTGGATTTGGCAACCTGCTGGCAACGAATCAACCTCGCGATGCAGTCGGCAGCGTCAGGCGGCGCTGTCACCTCGGCGCGCGGTGGGCTCACAGCTTGGTTGCTGCACCGCGCGCCTTGGGTGCGCGCGCGTCATTGAAATTATTTAATAATTTCAATGACATGCATGGTCACCCTCCGGTTTCTTCGACCCCCCGGGGGTATGTCCCCTTTTTTTAGGGAACCCATATCGGCCTGAGATGGGACCCAGAACACCCGCGCTCCTTTCCGCAAAGGCCTCATTTGAGGCATACTGCGTCGGTGGCGCGTTTTTACCTCAATGGGCTATCTGACAGCCTCGATGTGATTTTAACGCACCAGCGCCAAGCTCTGTGGCTTTGGCACATGTTGGGTGAGTTATGAACGAGCTTGCACTGACGTTTGAGTTTGAGGGGTACCAGGCCCGCATTATTCTGCGTGATGGTGAACCCTGGTGGGTGTTGGCTGATGTTTGTGCGGTGCTGGAAATTGCGAACCCGCGCGATGTGGCAGCGCGGCTAGATGATGATGAAAAGGGTGTCGGCAATACCGACACCCCTGGCGGTCCGCAGGAAATGCTGATTGTTTCCGAGCCCGGCCTTTACAAAATATTACAGACCAGTCGCAAGCCCGAGGCCAAGCGGTTTGATCGAAAGGTGCGGCATGAGGTGTTGCCTGAAATCAGGCGAACCGGAATGTACCGGGGCGTGCTGCCGACATTGGACGAGATGAATGCTTTATTTAATCAAAGCTTGGTGCCGCTCACCCGCGAGTTGGCTGATGTGAAGTTGGTTGTGAGTAATGTACAAAAAAATGTCACGTTTTTAACGAGACGTGTTGATGACATTGTTCCGCGGCGTGATTTTTCAAAAGAAGCGCGCACGCAATTTCGATGTGTTGCTCAAACTAAATACGACAACGACTGTCCTTGCTGCCGCGAGGTTAAGCTCAATGAAACCGAAACTCATTTGGATCATTTTGTTGGGCGCGAACTAAACGGTCCCGAGCACGGATGGATTGTCTGCCGCAGATGCAATTTGCGTTTGCGCGATGATGAATTTAAGAACAGCCGCCGCCATCATTTTCAAGTGTTTCAGGATTATCGGCGTCAAATGTTTGCCCAAGGTCACGACAGCAATCGGCGCAAGGGTTCGCGCACGGTGTTCCAGAAAAAACAAGGCGAGTTGTTTAATAAGTAAATTCTGAAGGAAAACCCCTCAACCGCCGCGTTATTTTCCTAGGAACATTCCTACGGCCCTGCTACGATTTTACCGCACAACCGCGCGTCCCGCGCGGTTTGGTGCGACAACCAACGGAGACTGTTCATGAAACGTCTAGTGATAGCGGCAATTCTTTGCATTGCCGCAACGTCGGCCAACGCCGACGTTATACTTGGCGGCCAGACTTGGACCGGCGCAGGCAGCGAGACCATCAACTTGGTGACCGGCGCAGTCGGCAACCAGCCAAACGATGCGCCTTGTCTGATCTGCGGCGCTAACCAGCCGCAACAACCCGCTGGCTTTGGCTACAATGACTTCAGCAGCGGCGGCAACATCACTTCGATCACCGCCTTTAGCGATCAGGGCAACGGCGGTCGCAATACGTTGCTCGACAACACGTTCAACAACACTTTGACCGGCGGCTATCAGATCGGCGACGGCTCGCTGTTCAAAGCATTCTTGCTGGCGCACGGCGACACCAACGCCGATCTCGCCTTCAATATCGGCGTCGATGTCAACGACACCAGTCAGGCGCAGACATTGAACAGTTTCTTCCTTCTGGATCTGACCACGCACACGGTGCTGGCGTCGTATCTGTGCATCGTTAGCTGCACCGTGCCGTCGCTCCACAACGGCACCGGCTTTCCCGACTACACGCTGACCGGGTTCTCGCTCAACGGTGTCAATCCAGGCGACGAGATCATCTTTGCCGCCCACATGACCGGGCTGAACGATGGCCCCGACAGCTTCTTCCTTGAGCCTGCTGCCGCCGCTGTCCCCGCTCCGATCGTTGGTGCCGGCTTGCCTGGCTTGCTGGGCGGCTTGTTCGCCCTGGCCGGTCTGGCTTGGCGGCGGCGATCAAGTTTCAGCATCCGCTGAAAGTGGCGCCGGCCCAACGCCGGCACGTTTCCTCTTGAAGCGTTCCTTCACCTTGAGCCCGTCCAATCCTTGCGGTGGCACGGTGCCGGCGGGCTTTTTTCTATCGCGGCGCGGACCATGACCATGATCCTCATCGCGAGGTTTGGCTGTCCGTCATCGGCGTCGGCATAGTCTTCGACCGTCTCGTTGAGTTCGATGAGTGCTGCGCGCAGCCGTTCGATCTCGTCGCATAGTTCCTGATTGGTTTGGGCAATGAGCTGCCAGGCGTTTGCGGCGGATCGCCGCCATTCGACCTCGGCGCGCAGCCGCTCGATCTCGTCGGCGGCCTCGATAGCTAAGTCGTCAGTGGGTTCCTGTCCTTTGGTGACGCTGTGGCGCAGCCGCCCGATTAGATCAGTCGACATGTTACCTCCCCTGTTGGGCTGGGTCCCATCTTTTTACGGAAAAGTCCTAAATGCAAGTGACGCAGGCCCGTGACCAGCGTGACCAGAACGACTGGTCGCCCAAGGCGGTCGACGCCGTCAAGGTCGCGGCGGAACTGATCCGGCGCAAGGACAGCGCTGTGCATCTGATTGATTTCACGGAATATACGTTTCCACGTTATCGCACCGCACCGCACCATCGGCTGATCGCCGAGCAGTTGGAACGTGTGGAAAAGGGCGAGATCGATCGGTTGATGTTGCTGGTGCCGCCGCGGCACGGCAAGTCGGAGCTGGCGAGCCACCGTTTCCCGGCGTGGTTTCTGGGGAGACAACCGGACAAGCAGTTCATCTCGGTGTCGGCGACCGAGAGCCTCGCCACCGATTTCGGCCGGGCGGTGAGAAACACCATCGGATCGAACGAATACAAATGCATTTTCGAGACCACGACGCTGGCTGAAGATAGTCAAGCAAGAGGCAAGTGGCATACATCTGCGGGAGGAATTTACTACGCGCTCGGAATCGGCGGCGCCATCCTCGGGCGCGGCGGCGACGTGATCCTGATCGACGATCCGTATGCATCGATGGCCGACGCCATGTCGGAACTCACGCGGAAAAATGTCTGGGACTGGTATACCGGCACGGCCTACAACCGGCTGATGCCGGGCGGCAGAATAATAATTATCAATCATCGGATGCACGAGGACGATTTGTGCGGGCAGTTGCTGGCGCAGCAGAATGCTGGCGGCGACAAGTTTACGGTGGTCGAATTGCCAGCCATCAAGGACGATGGCACCGCATTGTGGGACGACGCCTATCCGATCGAGACCCTGGAACGGATCCGGCGAAACACCCAGCCCAGGTTCTGGTCAAGCTTGTATATGCAGAACCCGACGCCCGACGAGGGCGACTATTTCAAATTGGATTGGTTGAAGCCCTATGATCTGCCTCCTGATCGCCAGACCATGCGGGTGTACGGCGGTAGTGACTATGCGGTCACCGACAGCGGCGGCGATTATACGGTTCATGCGGTGGTTGGCATTGATCCCGACGCCAGAATGTTTCTGCTCGACGTGTGGCGGAAGCAGGCTGCCTCCGACCAGTGGGTCGAGGCGTTCTGCGACTTGGTGAAAAAGTGGAAGCCGTTGGGTTGGGCCGAGGAGCAGGGACAAATTAAAAGTGGTGTCGGTCCCTGGCTCGAGAGACGACAAAGGCAACGCGAGGCATATTGCTATCGCGAGCAGTTCCCGACCCGCGGCGATAAAGCGATCAGAGCTCAATCGATAAGAGGCCGCATGGCGCTCGAGGGTCTCTACGTCCCCGAACACGCCAAATGGTATCCGGCATTCCGCTCGGAGTTGTTGAGCTTCCCCGCCGGCAAGCATGACGATCAGGTCGATGCGATCGGGCTTGTAGGACAGTTGCTTGACAGAATGTCGGCCGGGATCCGGGCGAAGAAGCCCGACGCGCCGATCCAGTTGTCTGGCTACCGGGCGATGCGCGCGGTGGCGGGGGTGGATGAGTTTAAGACTTATTGAAGGTGATCATGCGCGCACTCATGCTGCTCGGCCTGCTGCTGCTGACCGGCGACGCGATGGCGCAGGGCATCGGCACGCCGACCAAGCGCGCCTGGATCACCGAGTTCACCACCACGCGGGTCGAGGCGGCGGCCAACATCGCGACCTTGCCGAGCCTGCACAAGCAGCCGGCGGTGGATCTGCGGGACGGCCTGGTCAAGTATTTCCAGGCCACCAATCCGACCACCCGTTATGTCCGCATCATGTGCGAGGTGCAGTGCGCCATCTCCTCGACCGGACCGGCCTCGGTCGACGACATCGTGCTGCCGCTCTTGCATCCGGAATATTTCCTGGTTGCCGGCGTGCAGACCATTTCGGTGATTTTGGCACCATGAGGACGATGATGCGCACACTGATGCTGTTGGGGCTGTTGCTGATCCCGGGTTCGGCCGAGGCGGCGATGGCGCGGGTCTGGATTGCCGAGTTTGTCACCGCCGCGCCGCAGGCGGCGGCGCCGATGGCAAAACTGCCGGCGGTGGTGGTGCAGCCGACCCTGGACATTTCGGTGACGCGCGCAACCTCGTTGCCGTTTTCTTCGCAGACCAAATACATCCGGGTGATTTGCGAGGTGAACTGTGTGATTAAGAATGGCGGCACCGTCAGCCAGAACGACGTGATGCTGCCGGCGTTGCGGCCGGAATATTTCGGGGTGCCGCCGGGCTCGACCATCTCGGTGACGGCGGTGCCGCCGTGACGCAAACACCGACACCGACACCCACCGCGGTGCCGCCGGTCAGCACGGTACCGTTCAGCCGGCGCGACTATGGCTGGGTCAACGGCAAGCCGGCAGGAAAGGGGCGATAATGGAATTGCACGGGGACACCTTCGAATATCTCAAGCCGACTGACGAGCAGAAAGAAACGATGACGCAGGCACGCGCGTTATCGAAGGAATACGCCGAAGACATCGCGTCGTTACTGCCGGATGGTGCCGATAAGACTTACATTATCCGAAAAATTCGTGAGACTGTGATGTGGATCAACGTCGCTATCACTCGCGAGGACGACGGCTCGCCGCGGATCGAAATCTAACAACACACCATGGCAAATGCTGCCTACACCGCTGCAACTTCGCAGCGGGGCGGCAGCTATGGCGACAACGACAAGCGACCCGACGACGATGACGACGATACCGGCATCGCGTTTTTGCGGAGGCAGTATCAGGACTTTGCCGCGGCCAAGTACGCCGAGGGCGAGGAGATGCTGGAGGCGCGGCACTACTATCACGGCGACCAGTGGACCAAGGAAGAGATCCGGGTGCTGCGCAATCGCAAGCAGCCGGTGGTCACCTCAAACCGCATCGTCCGCAAGATCGACGCCGTGGTCGGACTGGTCGAGCGGCTGCGGCAGGATCCCAAGGCCTTCGCCCGCACGCCGCGGCACGATCAAGGCGCCGAAGTAGCGACGGCGGTCTTGCGCTTTTGTTTGGACAGCAACGACTGGGCGTCGAAGAGCTCGCGGATCGCCAGAGGCGCCGCGATCGATGGCCTGGCCGGCATCGAATACGATCTGGTGCCGGGCGATACCGGCGACCCCAGTTTGGAAATGCACATCGTTTACGGCGACGGCTTCTTCTACGACCCGACAAGCTACGACGAGGGTTTCACCGACTGCCGGTTCATGGGCGTCGCCAAGTGGTGCTCGAAAGACCAGGCCAAAGAGATCGCGCCTGAGAAGGCAGAAGAGATCGAGGATCTCGCCGAATCGGGCGGCGACATGGTCAACGTCGCCGAGTTCGACAAGGAGAAGAACTGGTTCAACCGCTCTTCTAAAAAAGTAAGAATGATCGACCACTGGTACATCAAGGACGGCAAGTGGCGCTGGTGCCTGTATGCCGGCGACGTGATGCTGATGCGCGGTGTCAGTCCGTTTGTCGACGAGAAAGGCAAGACCTTTCCGCGCTACCGGATGTTTAGCGCCTACGTCGACCACGACGGCGATCGCTACGGCCCGATCCGCAATCTGAAATCGCCGCAGGACGAGATCAACCATCGGCGTTCCAAGTCGTTGCATCTGTTGAATTCACGCAAGGTGATCAGCGAAAAAGGCGCGGTCGACGACATCGAGGTGTCGCGCCGCGAGTGGGCCAAGGCCGACGGCTGGGTTGAGGTCAATCCCGGCCTGAAAATGGAGCCCGACACCACCACGCTCAACGATTTCAAGGGCCAGCTCGAACTGTTGCAGGAGGCCAAGAACGAGATCGAGAATTTCGGCCCCAATCCGGCGCTGATCGGGCAGGGGTTGGAGGACAGTTCGGGCCGTGCCATCCAACTTTTGCAGCAAGCCGGCATCGCCGAGCTCGGGCCGTATCTGACGGCGTTCAAGAACTGGAAAATCAGGGTCTATCGCGATTGCTGGAACATCGTACAGCGGCACTGGAAGCAGGAGCGCTGGATCCGCGTCACCGACGACCAGAATGTCGCGCAATTCTTCCAGGCCAACAAATTGCAGATCGATCAGTTCGGCCGGCCGATGATTGTCAACGATCTCGGCAGCTTAGATGTCGATATCATCATCGACGAGGGCCCCGACACCGTGAACCTGCAGAGCGATGCGATGCAGGTGCTGCAGTCGCTCGGTCCGCAGTTCCTGCAGCAGTTCCCGGAGATCGCCATCACGCTCGCACCGCTTCCCGCTTCAGTCAAAAAGCCGATGATCGACAAGATCCAGATGCAGATGAACAAGCCGCCGCCGCCGGATCCGAAGATGCTGGCGATCCAGGCCAAGGCGCAGGGCGACGCCCAGGAACGGCAGCAGGACGCCATGCTGGAGCAGCAAAAGGCCCAGCGCGAAATGGCGCAAGCCCAACAGGATGCCGTGCTGAAGCAGCAGGCGGCCGATCGCGATTTCGCCAACCAAGTGCGTCAGCAGCAATTCGACGAGCAGGCGCGGCAGCGCGAGGCGCAGCACGACGCCATGCTGCAGCGTATGGCGGCACAGAACGAGGCGATGATCGAGCGCATGAAGGCCTCTGCCGAGATCGCCATCGCCCACATTCAAGCACAGGCGAAGATGCAGATCGCCGCCGACGCCCATGAACAACAGATGGCGCAGGCCGAAGAGAGCGCCGCGACCGGCATCGAGTAACGAGTTCGGACGAGCCGCCGAAACAGGCTCGACGCTTGGCCCAAGCGACAACAGGGCAACGCACGCCTGAAGCGACAGATGGCAGCGCACCGCAGCGACACGCGGAACATGAGGATGACCCATGGCTGAACGAGACGACGTCACAGAACTGTCTGAAGACTCATTGTTCGACAACGCGATTGATCCGCCAGCAGCAGAACCGGCGCCACCAGCGGCACCGGAGCCGGTCGAGAAACCGCAAGTCGAACAGGCCAAGCCGGAACCTGAAGCGAAACCGTTAGCGGCCGACGACAAGTCGAAGGTCGATGACGATGCTCACATGGTGCCGTCATGGCGGCTCAAGGAGATCACGGAGGAGCGGCGCGCGGCGCAAGCCGAGCGTGATGCCTTCAAGCAACAACGCGATCAACTGGCGTTTGAACAGCAGGAATTCCGGCGGCGCCTGGCGCAACTGGAAAAACCTGCCGAGCAACCGCAAGAGCCCGATCCGTTGCTCAATCCCCGCGAGTATCGCGAGTTCATGGAGCGGCGCTTCGAGGAGCGTCTGGTCAACGAACGCCGCGAGATGAGTTTGCAGAGCGCGAAGCGGACCTACAAGGAAGAGTTCGACCAGGCTTACGAGGCTGCACAAAAGTTTGTCGATCCCGCATTGCGGGCTCGCATGCAGCACTCGTCGGACCCTGGCGAAACTCTGATCGGCTGGTTCCGCGAGCTCAAGATCCGCGCCGAGGTCGGCAACGATCCTGCCGCTTATCGCAAAAAGGTCGGTGACGAGATGCTCAAGGACCCCGAGTTTCGCAAGCGGGCGATGGAAGCCTGGCGAACCGAAGCGCAGGGCAATCAGTCTGGTGAACGCCCCATGTTGGCTCCCTCGCTGAACGGCATCAGCCGTTCGGCCGCTGCACTGCGCGCGTCGCAAGCGGACTTGTCCGACGACGCGCTCTGGGACTCAACCCTGACCTGATCGCGCCACCACGTTCCCGATAATCGCCCGCCATTCGGCGGGTTTTTTATTGGCCGTGAGCGCTGTCCAGGTCTTTCACATGAAAGGCGCGGCCCATGGCCCTCACGGCAAATCATGTCAACAATGAAGTCATCAAGTTCCGCAAGGACGCGGCGTTTGATTTTCTCCGAGCCTCACGGTTCGACCCCTACATGGGATCGGACAGCACTTATCCGATCGTCCGACTGAAGGATCTCGCTGCCGACGGCAAAGAGATCAACATACCGCTCGTCACCCAACTCACGGGCGCGGGTGTTGGTGCCGGCACCTTGCGCGGCAACGAAGAGCAAATCGACAGCTACGGCTTTCCGATCTGGGCCGATTGGGCCCGCAACGCGGTGGCCAACAACCGCGCCGTCAACAAGGAGAGTTCATTCTCCGTCAGGTCGACGGCCCGCAGTTTGCTGTCGGGCTGGTCACGGCGCATCGTGCGTGACGACCTGATCGATGCGCTGCTGTCAATCCCGACCGCAACCATCCAGGCCAATCGCCTGACTGCGCCGGGTAATCGCGTCAACGGCCTGAAATGGTCGGCGGCGCAAATGGTCGACAAGAACAATTGGCTGACAGCCAATTACGACCGGGTGTTGTTCGGTGCCGTGATCAGCAACCACTACACGGTGGCAACCGGAGCGGTGGCGACGTTCACTGCGGCTGCGTCAGCATGTGATACCATCGCAGACAAGATGACGGCGGCGATCGGCTCTTACCTCAAGCAGATCGCGATGCAGACCGGCGTTTCGGCATCCAACCCGGGCGTTTATAACGGCCGGCCGAAAATCAACCCGTTCCAGATCAAGGGCACCGATCAGGAATGGTATGTTTGCTTCCTGGGCTCGCGCGCGATGCGGGATTTGAAAAATGATCCCGTGATGTACCAGGCCAATCGCGATGCGCGCGCGCGTGAAGCCGCCCCGACCAGCAACAACCCGATCTTCACGGGCGGTGGGCTGATCTACGACGGCGTCAAA